CACCTGTTCCGCTTACAGTTAAAATGTTAATTGCAGCACCAGATCCTCCAGCAGGAGAAACAGTAGTTGCAGCAGAAGCAGCACCAACAGTAGCAGAATAACCTACACCACCAGATAAAGTTGCAGTTTCAACACCATTTAAATCAGCTTCAGCTACAAATGGAGTAATTAATGGGTTACCTGCTTGGTATCCTACATCGCTTTTTGCTAATCCATTTCCAACAACTTGTGCAGCTTCAGTAGCTAACACTAATGCAGGATCTAAAAATTCTTGTCCATCAATACAGCAAATGTTTGCAGAATCACCAATTGCATAAGCATTGTGATTTAAGAAACGTAATGCTGGAGAACCTTTCACATCCATTCTCATGAATTGTGTAGTTCCACATGGAGTACATTCAGCTCCTAAAGCTAAAGAAGCAGTTGCCTGCTGAGCAGTTAAACAATCTGCAGCCCATACTCTTGAGATGTACTTAGGGTTAATACCTTTTGATTTTACTGATTCTTTGTATCCACCATGACCTGGATTGTTACCAATCGTGTCTTTTGTGTAGAAACTTCCTTGAACCAAGTAAGCGTGTGAATTAGCCGGTAAGGCAGCTCCTGGAATGGCCATTGTTGTCCAATCAGAATCTTTCACAAGCCCTAACTCCCCTGCTGTAAGCAAAGAAGTTGACACACCTGCAACTGCTTCAGTTGAGGATGCCACAAACGTTTTGTAAAACGCATTATTAAAATATGCCATAATTAATTAATTTGTGTGAGGACCATTACCCCCACCGGTTATATATAATGATTTTAACAGTTTACTCTGTTCGTAACTTCTGTGTTACTATATTAATATACAAAATAATAATGTTATATCATATATTAATTGTTTCTTTCAGCAGCAGCTTGTGCTCTTTGTTGTTGATATACACTTTCTATATCCCCAGCAATAATAGCCGCAGCATCATCTAACATTACTTCTGCTAAATCATCTTTAAATTCACATTCTATATTTGTTAATGATACCACCCCTGTATAAGGATCAACACAATTTAATATTTCTATGTATACAGGTTGTCTATAATAAGTTAATACTGGATTAACTATTGTAAAGTCTGTATTTCTATAGATTCTTATTGTATTATTTATCATAGTACAAAATGTTTCACCCCATTCAAAATCTGGATTCTTTAAAGGATCTCTTAGAATTAAATTTACATTTGCTTCTTCTGCTAAATAAACCGTCATATCTCTAGCTGGACAACATTCTGTTTTAGCATTAGTACTAACTTTTTTAAATTCCAAATATGTTTCAACTGGAAAATTATTAGTTTCAAAATACTTATCTGTAGTTGTTCCTGTTAAAGATAATTCAATTAACAAAGGTTGTAAGTCATCTATTCTTTTCTTAGATAACTCATCACCTTCTTTATACATGTTACCCCCGTGCAAATTTCTTCTACACCATTCAACTTGAGCTTTATTAAAAGCTTCAACAAATTGCCAACATTCTATATTGTCAAAATCTTGACTATCTAGTTTATTTAACCTTTGTTTTAGTTTTATTAAAAGGGTATTATTATTCATTATTTATATTTTAAGAATTCCAATATGGTTCTACTTTTTCTAAAATAGATGTCAATGCTTCATCATTTTCAGGTTTCTTTAAAAACTCTAATACTTCAGAAGGTCTTTTACCTAATCTAATACCACTGTCAATTGGTTCAATCCAACCTCCAGCTTTTGTAGTTATAAATCTATAATATAAAGCGTCTTTTACCACTGCTCTTATTTTTAAATCTTCCATTGTAAGTTGAGATACCTCTAAAAACTGACTAGCAGCTTTTTTCTTAGAAGACTCAGCACCTAACCCATTAATATAATTATCCATATTTTCATATAGAATATCATTAGGTGTAGATTTAACATATTGTACACTATCTACATCACATATCTTTGCAACATAAATTAATTTAGCAGTATTAGAATCATACAATTTTTGTAATTCAACTAATGCTCTGTTTTTAATTTTACTTAATTCAGTACGAGTACTTAAACTTTCTTCAACTGTATCTAAATAAAATTTAGGAGGGTTATTCATTTCTTTAGCTTCTCTTAATGACTTAGCTACAATTGAAAAACCACCTGCATTTATTGCGTGTAATTTAATTAAATCATATGGATCTTTCTCTGGATCTAAAAACACAGGGTCATTTCCACATCTTAAACTTATTTTATCCCAAAACTTAGAGTTGTCAGGTTTCATGATTGTTAATTTGTTCCAAAAATCCTTATCATTTGGATCAACTACATTAGCTGCTAACTCTGCTTCTAATTGAGCTACTACATCTCTAATTTCCTTAATCTTATTTTTTTTCTTATCTTTAGGAAGCATTTTAACTTTAGGATCAAATTCATTTAACCCAGTTATATACCGTTTAACACCATTCATTTCTAAACAGGCTAGATTTTCTTCATGGTATACTCCATCATGAAGTGATAATCCATATTGTTCTAATCCCATATTTTCTTTATTAGGACTAAAAAAAGGACGTACAGCAATAGTTGCACTTTTCCCTAATTGATACTTTTCTACAATTGTGTAATCGCTCATTGTTTTTTTGGTTTTTAAAATTAGTAATTTAACAAAATCAAAGGTACATATTTTATGTACGTTTTTATATATTAATAATTTCTAAAGCAAGATGTTTAGTCTTGCTAAAGTTTTTGACTTTTATTATACTACAACCTTCAAATCTCCTGTAGAATGGTATAGATCACCTTTGACTAAACCTGCTGCAATTGCTGCTGCATTATTTGCGTAGTCTCTGACTAATATATCTTTCCCAACTGATTTTGAAGAGATAATTTTAGACACACTTGAATTTGAAAATTCATATGTTTTATTTGCTAACTTTATATCTAGTCCCATATTTATTTGTTTTAAAGATTAAAATAAAAAGGGAGGAAGATTAACTCCTCCCCTTTAATTATTTAGTTCTAGAATGATCCTCCTGTAACAGGGTTTCTCATTACAATTTTAAGAACTTTAGTTGGATCTTTAACCCAAATAGCAGGCATTGTTTGAGTCATCATAACTCGGTAACCATTGAAGTTTCCAGTAGAAGCAAAACCTTGAGTTCTTCCCATGTAGTCCATAGTACCATTTTGGTAGAACCACTTAAGTTGATTATCCCAAGAAAGTTTCAACAAGTGAATGTTGTCATTTCCTTCATCTGTTACATCAAAGATAATAAAGCTATAAGAACTTAGAGGACGACCATCAATTAATGGGTTCTCAATGTCATTAGTATTTAAATTATCAAATGCAGGATTCAATACAAACTTAACGTTAGCTAAGAAAGGAATAGTAAAGCTTGTGTAAGCAAAACCATAATCTAAATCCATACCTGAACCTTTAACAGCTCCGATATCTGATGCATTTTGAACTAGACCTGAACCATATACTTCATCAGCAATAGCTTTGTTGATCAATTGCATTCCTGCAATACCTGTTTGTACAACAAGTGATCTTTGTGGGTCTGGCCCTTTGAATTCAACTTTACCTTGGTAGAAGTTATAAAGTTCAGACTTAAACATGTCAAGAGTAAATGAAGACTTGTTATATACTCTTTTGAAAGAGTTATCTAACTGTGCCCATAAACCTACAGATAATCTAATATCATCCGGTCCATCTTGTTTAATTCTACCACCTTTACCCCACATTAGGTAAGTTTCAATATCCGTTGCAATTTTAGATAAGTGAGCTGCTTCCATATTTGTAATGAAAGTTCTTGTAAGAGTTCCATTTTCAAATGCTTCTCTAGCTCCTGCTTTACCCATATTTGCTACAAGTCCTTCAATACTAGGTACCGATGGATTGTTAGGATCTGTGTTAAAGTTTCTCCAAATCTCAGTTACTGGTACAGTACCATCAGCATTCAAACCACCTTTGATCATAAGATCAGCACGGCTAGAAATAGAATAATGTACATGTGCTTCTGCTCCACCTACAAAGTTGTAGAATTCACGGAAACCAGATCCTGTTTCAATGTCAGAAAAACGCTCTCCATACTCACCTCTTGCAGAACCTTTTCTGAAGAACTTTGTACCTTTAGCTAAATACTTATTATCTAAGCTAGCCGCGTTGTTGTTGTTTACCAATTGAACAGTGTAGATAAAACCGTCACCTGCTGGGATAATATCATCAGCCGTAATGTAAAGTTCTAATCCATTGTACTTATCATAAGTGATAATATCACCATGACCAAAAGTTCTTTTGGAAATTTTAATTTTAAAGGTAGTACCATCTACACCTTTAGTAGTGTTTGCTACCTCAATATCAGCGATGATATAAGGTAAATCTTGTGCAATAGGAGTTTGCCATTTATACTCACCACGCGCATTGTCCACCATGATAGTATTCTTTCCTCCAAATGATGCCATTTGATACAAAGGCATTTCTACCTTTTGGGTCATTGCCCAAAGATCAACTGGTCCCATATCCATAGGCTCAGCGTTACCGAGCATCTGTGTTAGGTGGTAAGAATCAACATGAGAACTAGCCTTGTAGCTTGTATCTCTTAGGAAAATCCCATTATTTAATACTGGAGTTGCCATAATTTTTACTTGTTTTTGTTGTTAATAATTATTGTTTATATTTAATTGTTTAATTAAATTCGTTTAAAAATGTTGTTGGTTCTTGGTAATTTCTTACCTACTGGTTTTCTTTTAGCACTATCTTTTTCCTGTATACCTAATGATGCAGAACTATTACTAGCTGCAGCAGTCTTTAGTTTTCTTACAGTTTGCTCAACACTTTTTTGAGCTCCCTTATCCATTATTTTTGATTTATATCCTTCTGGATCTTGAAGTAACCATAATGCTTCAGAAATTAATGTATAATTTGGTTCAACAAATTGATACTTTTCTAATAAGTGTCCTAGCAAGTTTGTATTCTTTCCACTTACTGAAGGATAACTAGGTTGTACTAAACCATTATATAACATGGCTTGTGTTTTTCTATCTATTTTGATATCTCCTAAAGTACCTTCTTCAAGTGTTTTATATACACTTGACATATATTTTTTAGATGCTTGCTCTTGTTGTTTCCTTTTTAAATCTTGTTCTTCAAGTTTTTTAACAACAATTTTTTCTTGCATCTTATCTAACTTAGGCTTAAACTTAGCAGCTTGCTTTTCAAGTTTACCTAAGTCTTTCCAAATTTCTATCTCTTCAGCTATTTCATCTGAAGTTCCATATCCAGTTGCACCTAAATATTCTTTAATAATTGTTTCTTGATCTGTTTCAGATTTAAGACTTAATTGTTTAGTTTCTTCAACACTACCTAAAGTATTAAATAAACCTTTAATATCTGTTCCTCCATCTGCTACATATCTTGCAGCAATTTGTAATTCTTCTGGTAAACTTGCAAAAAATTGTTTAGGAGTTTCACGTCTTACTTGATTAGCTTTTTCTTCTAAGTTAGCTTCAATTAATTCTTCCCAATCCTTTGCACTGTAATCATCCAATGATTTTTCATCATCAAAAGGTACAATTTTGTCATCTTTAATAAGTTTGCTGAATACATCAGATATACCATTAATTGACTTTCTACCTCTTTTTTCTTTCTTCTCTAAATCTTCCTCAGTCTCATCATCTAATGCATCTAAAATATCATCAGCTGATTCTGCGGCATCTTTTGATGCCTCATTAGATTCTGGTAGTGCATCTTCTAAATTACTTGTTTCTTTAGTTTCTGCTTGTACAGAATCTTTTTTAGTTAAATCATCTACACCGTCTTCATCTACATCAGCAAATGAAAAATCAGCTTTTTTATTTAACCCAGATAAAATATTAGGTTGAGATTTACTTTCTTCAGGTAATGTTACATCACCAGCGCTTGGAGCACCGTTAAAGATCTCATCTAAATTAATATCTAATGTTTCTACATTGCTATTCACAGCGGTTTCTTTTGTATTCATAATATTGTTGGTTTAAATATTTAGTACTTATATATACAATATAATAAAAGTTTAGCTATACTACAATAGATAAACTTTTATTATTTTACATTTATGTAAAGTTTTTTGCAGTATATAGCTAACGTTAATTATTTCTTATCAGATTTTTTAGAATCTTTAACATCGTATTGATTTTTGTTAGTTCTTGCAATTTGTAAATCTTTGTTTGCAACATCTCTTGTTGCTGCAATTTTTTCTCTTTCAACTTGAAGTCTTGCAGATTCCATACTACCTTTCATTGCCATTTCATCACGCTTAAGATTTGTTTGTTCTTGGAACCTTGTAGTTTCTCTAATATCTTTCATTGCATCTTGATAATCAGATACTTGGTTTTGATTTATATCTACTTGTGCTCCAAAGCCTGCCGATCTAATTTCAGCAATAGTTATATCATTTTGTCTGTCTTTATCATTCTCTTGCATTTCAACTTGTAGTTTTTGTTGCTCATCTTGAGCTTTAGCTTGAAGTTGTTGTTCTTGCATTTGACGTTGTTGCTGCATATCTTGAGCTCTTTGTTGTTCAACTCTACTTTCAGAATCTCTTAAAATATCAGTTACTTCAGATATTGAATCTGCTTTAACAATATTACCAAGCTCATAAATTGAAGCTCCTGTAGTATTATTAGTTAACGCCATTTGTTTAAGTTGTTCTAAGATTGCTCTGTGATTAGTTTTAGTAGTTGCAAATACGTTAAAATCTCTAAGTAATAGATCAGTACCATTTATAGTAAAATTAACCTTCTGAGCCTCTGTAGATATATAAGATAATCTAACACTTGGATTAGTACTATTATAATACTGAGCTAAGTCAGTTCTCATTTGATGTACTCTAGGCATTAGGTGATCTGAATGCTGTATAAAATATATTTCTGTTTGTGCATATGATTGTTGCATAGCATTTACAACACCCGTTGCGGTTTCTGCAGATACAGCTCCTCCTAATCGTTGTGGATTAATACCAATAGAATCAAAACATTGTTGTTTAAAGTAATTTGCTAATTGTATTCTAGACATTAATCTACTAGTCTGCTCCATGTTTAGAGTCTGATAGTGATTAAAGTTGGTAGCATTCTCAGTATTTGTAATTGATGTATCTAGCGGCAGCATTTGAAAATCTTTCATTGCTACAAATGCTTTTGCATAATTATTTTTACCCCAATCTTCACCCATAGAGTGACGTGGTAAAGCATTTTGATCAAACATAATTACTGTTCCTAATTCATCTATTAGAATGTCAGCAATCTGGTTATTAACCATATTGTAACCAACTTGATAAGCTTTCATTAAATCTACTAAAGATGTTGATCTAGTATTCCTATCAGAAAAAACTCTACCTTCTACAGGTAGTTTACAACCATATAATGAATTTTCACCTTTAAATTGAAAAGGTAATCTTCCTGGCTTTTCCCTATTAATACCTAAGTATATAGGGTTAACATTATCATCCATTGTGGTTCTCCACATAGCAGGTACATTAGGACCTACTTTTACTCCACCCCACGTTTCATTTATCCAAATCCATTCAACATGCTCTCCTTGTAGCAATGTATCTTTAGATTTGTTTTTAAATATTGATGTATCATAAACTGCTTTCTCAGTTATCTTAAATGATTCATCTATAATTTCTTGTGTTACTTCTCCATCAAATTCTATCTTAGTTAAGTGACCTACTTTTCTTTGAGTCTTCCAATAAATTGTAGATACTCTCATTAAGTTACCATCACCCCATTGTTCTAGATCTTCACTTTGAGAAAGTATTTGAGAAAGTATATCTCCACCTGCTGCAGGATCAGCTCCATAATTACTTACATATTGTCTGTATGCTAAACCTGGAGCATTTGTATTCCACTCATGAGATCTTGTAGCATCATAATATGATCCATCATTTTGATAACCATTAACTTGATATTGTGCAGAACGTGCCGGATATATTCTTTGTAAAGATGATAGTTGTCTTTCATCCATTAAATAACCATACTTATCTACTACATCAGATACAGTCATCAAATCAACCTTACCTACATAATTAGAATCAGCTATATATCTTTGATCTGGAGATTTTTGATAAAACGTTAATACAGGATTCCATAACTCTACATCATAGTCATCCTCTAACATGCGGAAATGCCAAAACTCTCTATCTGCAATAAGCATATCACGGAAACCTCTTTCCTCTAGCTCATGCATTTTAAATCTTTCCTCATCCACATTTAATTGGTGAGTTGCCCATTCTTCTATACTACTTCTATAAGACTTACTAAAGTAGTCTTCTATTTCAGGAAGTGTTTTTAAATTTTCAGGTGATAGTTGTTGTTGTGCTTCTTCAGATGCAGGATCCATTCCTGCTTCTATCATTTTTTGAACTAATTGCATTTCTGCATCAGCCAATAAAGTGTTTTCTATTTCTTGTTGTTTTTGTGCTAACATCTCATTATATGATTTGTCATCAACAGCTCTAAATTGTACTTTATTATAACGCTTACTAAACTCACCGCTTAGTACATTGATTACATTAGGAACAATAGGATAAAACTTAAGCTCTAACGCAGAATCATTTTCTTTTGTTAGGACATCCATCATATCTTTATAATCATTGTCTTCTTCAATTATATAGTCAGACTTATCAATAATACCTTTTGCTAACTTATAATTTTTTAAAAGTCTTCTAGCATTTGATCTTAAAAATTCTACACCTTGTAGTTCTAGCCAATCTAAATTCCATGCTGCCCAATCATCAGTTTTTTCTGAAGAAGGTAAAAACTGTACTGGTTGTGTTAAGCTTGAATACGTAGGGCCTCCTTCAGCCTTAGCACCATTCTTTAACTGCATTGCATTTAATACTTTCATTACGTATTTTATTTAGTTGAATCTATTTAATATTTTTAAATCCTGATCTATTAGGTCTGCCAGTTCTAGATGTTGGACTACGCCCAATATTTTTAAACGGACTATACTTTAATTTATACAAATTTTCTGAGTTTACCAAAGATTTACCCTCCGATTCACGTCTTTTAGTATATCCTCTGTTTGACTGTTGTATTTTTACAAATGCTATTAATGCACCAAATGCAACCAATCTATCTACGTTTAAGCCAGGATAATAAGCTAACATTTCCTTTATTAGCATTGGATCTGGTATTCTTTCTACACCAAATGTTTGATCTGTTACTACACCATTTATATCAGTTTCCTCATTTGTAACTTCTCTTAAGAATTCAATAGCATAAGAAATTAAATGACTTTTAAATAATGTACCTGTATTTTTCCATCCATATTCTTGGTATACAGTTTTATTAGAACCTAAATCTTTTAGAAATAGTATTTGTTGTTTAGGTACTAAATAGCGTTGCTTTTTTCTAGCAATCATATGCTGTATAAATAATGATATATTATTTTCAACTAATGTCCACGCATTATACCACTCTATAATTAATTCTAACCTTTCATGTGTTTTATTAATATCATCAAATCTACCACACCAAGCTGCAACAACTTTATCTTTTTCTATAAACTGTTCTACGTCTCCTGATTCATTAGTTCTAATTACTTCCATTGCATTCTTGTATACAAAAATACTACATAAAGAATCTGAAGTAGTTGTTTTTCCTTCTGATACTGGATCAATAGATGCATAGTACGCGCCAAATTCAGGACTTTTTATAGGTCTTTCCCAAACAACAATAGTACCTGTTTTATCTATTTGTTTTTTATCTACTGGAAATTTACTTATTGGGAGTTTATTAGTTCTTTTAGCAACTATACCTTTTTCATCTCTATCTAATTCTATTAACTCATAAGGGTATTCTTTTTCTTCAATTCGTTTTTGCTGTTTACTTAAAATACCTTGAGGAAATATTGATGCTTTTCTATATGCAAAAGCTTCAGCAATATTCATTGGTTTTTGAGAAATTCTTAATTGAAATTGTTCTCCATTTAATTCATTTTTCCATTTAGATCTTTCTTCTATAATTGCTTGTACAGCTTCTTCTACTAATGAATTACCGTAATCATCAATGTAAGGGGGCATAGAGTGCTGTTCAGGTATAAACAACCCTGCCATACCTATAGTGCCATCAGCGTCCATTAGATTGGTTTCTACAGCATATATATCATTTGCTCTAGGATTTAAAATCATTTCTTTTAAAGGGTTGCATTGTTGTAAATCTCCCACAGATCCTGCTGCTATAAACATACCTGTTGTCATCATACCCGAAGACATTGCTGGACGCAAGTACTCATATGTATCTGACATCTTTGGTGCTATCCCGGCTTCTTCATGAAAAAAATATGTACATGGTCCCCCTACTCCAGTTGTTGCATTTTTTTCAAATGAACCACCTTGTATTTTAGATTTTAAACCTCTTGCTGTTTTTCTGTTATTTACTTTGACTTCAATTTGTTGTTGCCACAATAATACCTTCTCTGGATTGCTAGGTCTATACCAAGCTGTATGTTCATTAAGAAATGTTTTGTATTCATCTAAAAACTTCCAAGATCCTTTATCATTAATAAAATCTTTAAGTGAAGCGCCCACTTTACATATAGATCCTTCTTCAAACCAGTATTGATTAATAAGTTTACCCATATGAAAATAAGAAGAAGCTATCTGACGTTTTTTAAGTATAGCTGAATGTTTATTAGTCAACTCGGCTAATAACTCATAAAGAGCCATGTGATATTGAGCATCCCTTACTTTAGCAAATCCATAACGCTTTTCTTCTTTATCAAATATTGGTAAAAAATTTAACCACATGTAGTAATCTCTACTTAAGAAAAAACTCTTTGGTCCATCATTGTATATTACACCAACCCTACATTTGTTTTTTTGATCTTCCCAATAGTTAGTAAAATCTTTAGATCTAAATGGAGCATTACAATAAAAACCTTGCGTATTAAAAGTATTTGCCTCATCATTAAACTTATAAGCTATTTTAGTAAACCCATATTCTCCAGGTTCTTTAAAAATACTTAATATATAACTTATAAATGATTCTTCTGTTACAAAATCAGTTGTTGTCCATTCTCCACTAGTATATGTAGGAATGGTTTTATACATCCGCTACTTCAACTAAAATTGCAAAAACATCCCCTTCTTGAATAAGTAAATGTTCCTCTTCATCATGTGTCATTGACGTAGGTAAACAATGTTCTGTGTATTGAACTACATCACCAATTTTAATTTCTTCTACAGACCTTCCTTTTCCAATTACAGTACCTATACATTCTCTTTTTATTGCCATTTCAGGTAAAATAAAACCTGATTTAGTCATTGTCTCTGCTTTCTTTTGTTTGATCAAAAGTTTCTTTCCTACTGGTATTACTTGTTGTGCCATCGTTGTTAGTTTTTTTTGTATTATTAAATTCTGGTTCATCCCAATAGCAGAAATGCCATTTGGTTTCTTTTTTGTTATTTATCATATTTGATCATAAGCCAATCCTGCTCCACCACGTACTGAACTCTCTTGTTCATTTTTCATATCAGTAAATGCTCCTTTATAAGATTGTCTAATCTGTTCAAATTTAGCAGCAGCATTAATCATAGAGTTCATATTACCGTCTCTACCGTGTTCAATAGGGGTTACCTCCATATACTTAGCTAATCTGTCTAACATAGCTTTAATACCTACGTAAGCCCTAAAGGTAGGTGTTTCATACATTTGCTTACACATATCTACAGCATATCTTATTTTACCATCTTCCGGCGATTCTTCAAGTCCTATCTCTTCTATAATTATATCTTCTTTCTCATGTTCAGGAAGATTAAAGAATGGATTTAAATCTGGATCTGGACAACTTAAATAAAATATATACTGATATACCTGCATGTAAGTATCAGGATAAGTATCCATTATTTTTTTAAGAAACGGTAAAGCATAGCAATGTTCAGAAGGTATAACTTTATTATTTTGTATATCAAATAATCTTACTATCATATGGTTGTGTTTTTATAATGCATCAATATAAGCTTTTACCGTAGCATAGCTATCAGTAACATATATAGGCATAAAATTTCCATTAACATATATCATTCTTACATTTATAATGCTGCCATCTTGTTGATATACTGGTCCAACAGCATCTAAGGAAAGAGGGTTTATTGCAATAAAAGATTCTGAACCCTGTACTATAAATAATGTAGGAGGGGATGTTGCAGGAGTTGTTGATGTTAAATAAACTTGTGTTAATTGTATTGATGCCATTAATTTTTATCTTTTAACCACATCATTAATGAAGATACTTCATCTTTTAAATATGGCAGTTCATATATTTTTACTTCTTCTAAGACCGGCTCACCATTCTCTACTTTTGTGATTGGATAACCATTACTATCTTCCCCTACTTTAACAAATTTAACATGTTGAATTGTTAACTTTCCTATCTTTAATTTAGGGTTGTGCTTTTTAATAATATACGCATAAATACTCAATTGTAAGTTATAATGCTTAAGATTACAATCATCTAAATGGTTTACAGGCTTGTATAATTTTTTAGTTATACCTTCCCAATTAGTAAACCCTTTATCTTTTATTTCTTTGTTTGTTTTGTAATCATGTATATTAATATACCCATCTACCACTTCAACTAAATCTGCTTGCCCACATAAAGACATTGATTTTAAATAAACCATATGTTCAGGATATACTCCTTCTTTAAGTTTTTGTTCTGGTGCTAATTTGATACCTTCTTTAGTTATTAAAGGTTTTATAATAGGTACTTCAACACCATTACGTTCAATAGTTTTAAAGTCTAGCATGTCTGCTTCTCTTTGGTTGTGATACCAATTTCCTAATTTAATAGCTCTTTCAGTTTCATTATCCCAAGCAGTAAGTATTTCTTTTTGCGTCATACCATGCCACTTAGATCTTTTGTTTTTAGAAGATTTTTTAGCTTGACCTTCTCTATCAAATTTAGGTTTAAACATTCCAATAAAGGATGTTACACTTGTCCAGTTTATTTTGTCTTTGTCATTACTTTCATACAAATGACCTTCTTCTTTAAATGTTATAGCCATAATTTTATTTCTATGTTGTTGTTATTGTATAATCAAACGCAGGAATGGAAAAAGAATTTATTATTGTACTAGCTTTTTCAGTTAATAAAGTAACTGCTTCTTCAGCGGTTATTTGACCTTCAGCTAATAATTCTCCTACTATTTCTTCTTTAGTTAATTTTTCCATTTTCTATTTGTTTAATTAATAATTCTTCTGTTTCTTCAGGCATAAGTGAATTCCAATATCCTTTAGGACATTCACTAGATAATGATCTTACTTTAAAAGCTAAACTACATCCGCAGTCAGAGCAACAAGGCTGAGTACCAGGGGCTAAGCAATCCGTTCCTTTTGCATCAAACAATGAACATTTAATACATACTTGAAATCTACTTGTAGCCACTGCTTCAACATGTTCTTTTTTAAACAGATTGTTTTTAATTCCTTCTGCAATTTTGTCAATGTTTTTAAAAGCATCAGTATATTTTTTCCAGGGCTTACTCATTCTTCTTACTTTTAAATTCTTCTTTTCTTAATTTAGCTTCCTCAAGTTTGTTAAGTGCATCAGACATTTCTTTTATATCTTTAATTATGTTTTCACTTTTTGCATAACCGTTATATGTCCTTTTAGCAATGTTACCTAACATGCTTTTGTTTTTCTTTATTGCTGTTTCAAGTTTACCTTTTCTTATTTCAAAAGTTCCTAAACCATCTACATTTATTCTAGGATAAGCAAGTTTAGATAATTTCTTTCTTAGTTTACTATAATAGAAACTTATAAAATCATCTACTACTTGTTGATGAACTCCTACTTCCTCAGCAATACCGTTTGTAAAATCTTTATGTTTCTTAGGATTCACTTCCTAAAATTTTATAGTCTAATAATACTAATCCATTAGATTGAACATTAATATCTTTATTTAAGTCTATGGTTTTTTTATTATTACCATTTTTCTTAATCAATCCTTTTTTCTCAGCTTTTGAAATTGCATTTCTAGCTGATTGAGCACTTTTAAAAATATTTAATTCAGTTAATAAAATACAAAATTTAGATATTTCTATTTTAGGGTTTTTAGCAAGTACAGCTAAGAAATCTAAATCAGAATTACTTATTAATGTTTTTGTAAAAAAACAATAAGTTAATATCTGATATTTTATTGAATCATTTATTTCCACTTTTAATTTAAAATCTACTTTGTTTACTATTGCCATATCTATAAGCTTAATATCATATCAACTAAGTTAGGGTCTGGATAACAATCAGATTTACCTCTTCTAACATTAGTATGTGTTAATAATCCTTTAACTTCTCCTAAGCAAGCACTAATTTGAAATCCAAATCCTTTTGTTGGACCATAAACTTGTATATATTTTTTAAGACCTACTCTAATATCAATCTCATCTCTTTCACCAACATAGCGTATCCACTTTTCAGTTGCTTTTATTTGCTCATCAGAATACTTGTGATAATTTAAATAACCTCTAAATGGTTCTTTTAGTTCTATTACTTGTTCTGGTTGACAGCGAGATCCCAAATAAGTTTTTAAATCTTCATCTAAATAACCCATAGAACAAATCTCTAAACCTACCGAATGTCTATTCATCCAACCGGATTGAGTTCTACCTAAATGGAATGCTTGACCTCCTTCAGGAAACGCTTGCACCATAACACCATTAAATTCATCATCACCGTTTCTATGGTTGATTCCACCTAAAACAAATTCAGTAGCTATCCTACCTCTTTTATCTCTACCCCAATGATCAATACATCTGTAAGGATTAGCATTACCTGCAGTGTGATGTAAAAAAATATATTCGTTTTTGATTGGACCTTTTATATATTCACCTTCTGGTAAATAATGCTTATGAATTAATTGATCATAATTAGTTGTAAAGTAGTTTGTAGATATATCAGTATCTTCATCTATACCTAAGTCTTCACTATATGGTTTGTTAAATAATAATACCCACATATCACTATCAACCATTCCTGTTACAGATAATCCATTTGATAGTTGGTATTTAATAACAGCTTTTTCTGTTAGTGGACCGAAGTGACCATCTGCTTCAATATTTAATTTATCTTGCAGATGTCTTACATTAACTTTCTTATCTCCTTTTTTGAGTAGCATAATATTGAGTTTAAGTTAATCAATATTCTTTGCTGCATTCTCCATAGCTTCTTTAAAAGCTTTTGCTTCTTCAGAGTCTGATGCTACGCCACCTTCTTTTTGGTCAGCATATTGCTGGGACATAAACATCTGAGCTTGCATACGTTCTGCTCTAGCTTTTTCTATATCAGCTAATAGCGTTTCATATTCAGCTTGAATTTTTAAATGCTGGATGTTGTCTTTGTAAAAAGCAGTGATTTCTTCTCTCCTAGCGTTAAGTTCTTCTTTGCTAAGATTTGGTTCCTTATCTTCTAAGTTGGTTTTTAACATTGTATAGTTTTTTAGTTAAACGTTATACAAATATATATAAATAGTTTAACTAAAAAAAGTTTAATGCCAATTTTTATTTTTTTGATTTAGCGCCAGAGCATTTCCAACGTTTACGAGATAAGTTATTCGGTGTGTTAGGATCATTTCTTTTTTTCTTAGACACTCTTTTTTTGATGCCCAAACTCCTAGCACAGTAGCTATCACCTTTGGAGGTGCCAGGTTTTACCCGTGGCCCTCCTCCTTTAGCTTTGCCTGCCTGACCGTAACTAACTTTTTTACCGCTAGCTGTTACTTTGACTTTTGCTTTTCCCTTTCTAGGTGTTGCCATTATAGTGCAGTATATACAGGTGCTCCTGCATCATCTATTGTTTGTTTGAATCTTGTACCATTTGGTGAAGTAAAGATTACTCCTTCAGATGCTGTTGTAAGATCAATTGCTCCGCTAACGGATCCTCCTGTAAGAGGTAAAAAATTTAAACCTGCATTAGTAAAAGTTTTAATACTACCCATAGTAACAAGTTCTGTCTCTACTTTTGGATGAGGCTTCATTCTTTCTTGAGCACCTGCGTATCTTGCTAGTGTAATATAATCATCTGTTCTAGGTGTTACTACTTTCTTTCTAGAAAGCATTCCCATCATGTCTTGTAATATTGTTCCCATTTTATTTTTTCTTTTTAATTGATCCGCCTTTTTTCTTAAATCCAGCTTGCATATTTTTGTAAGCCTTTGGGCTAACAGTACTATTCTTTTTTGACCTTGATGTTCCTGCTTTCTTACGAGCATTTATATTTGCGTATAATCCTTTACCTGCCATAATTAATCTTCTATACCTAAGTTAATACTCTCTGGATATTTAGTGTGCATTATATTGCGAAGATTAGCACACCTTTCGTATTCCTCTTCTCCAATATAAAAATCAATCATATTCTCCAACTCACTTAGTGCTGGCCCTAATTCAGGATCAAATGCTAATACTGCTTCTAAATCATTTCTGTACTTATCTTCTATCATCTCATCAAAGCTTATGGCCTTAATTAATAATCTATAAGAGTTGTCAAAAGCATCAGCTAATATTTCTTCTTGTAATTCTGCTTTTCTAATTTCCTTCATAGGATCAAAGCTTCCGTCACTTGCATCATTATTATCCATACAAATTATTTCTTTTATTAAAGTAGTACCAACTATCTCTATATGACAATATACAAAATTAATTATTTATTTAAAAGAAAAAATGCACATACATGAAAACAAGGGTAATGAAAAAAAAAATTTTCCTACCAAAAAAAATGGTGTGTGTTGCATAGGTGAGAGGTCCTATGCTTCTACTCCCCAGCAAATTTATGGCGCGAGGGTACCCCCTGTAAGTAATCGTCATTAACTTAATTTAATTCTTATTATTATGAGTGTATTCTTTAGAAAAGTAAACATTAACGCTGCAAGAAACAGCGCAACAGTAATTGTATCATCATCTGCTCTAAGCAACAAGGTGACAACACTGGCAGGGATGCCTGTGGCAACACGTAGCAACAGTGATATATCATTTGGCGTCTTAAGCCTTATGGACCCTGAAACTGGTGAGACTATGAGAGCTGACCATCCAACCATTGCTGCTATTAAGCAGACTCTTAATGTGGGTGATGAGATGGATGGATTCCAAATGACGGATAACTTCGTGATGGATATGGTAACCAAGGAACCAACAACTCTGAGATGGGTTGAGGCAGTATAGTATAATGGAGGAGGGTGTAACAACTCTCCTCTTATTGTTACTTGTTTGTTACTTGAGCTCATACTTTTAGACACAAACAAAGATAAATAACCGGTCATTCCTATCTATCTGCTCTTCAGCTGCTCCTTTCAGTCGCTTCTCTCTGCTCCCTAGCTAATAGTTGCAGTTACTCACCTAATTGTTTATTAAAAAGTAATTTATATTCAAGTGTGTGATACATTGTGAAGATGACCTCTCATATACCACATAACACCACTTATTACCACTCAAATAAATACTATCACCCTTATTATTATATATAGCTAACGCAAGTAATAATACAAGAGAGAATCTCATGACAATGACATAATAGTTTGTTGTCTCTCTCTCTATAGGAATAGTATCATATTATCCGTAATCTTAAAATTATCACATATGCAAATACCATACACTGAAGAGCAACTTAGACAACTAGAGAAGGATCAAGTAGATTCATTCTTAGATTTTATAGAACAGTATGACTATAGATATCAAACAGAATCATAAACTATTACATTAGCCTACCAATGGCGTGCTTAAATAATTGGGATCATAAACCACAATCACCACTAAAATTAAAACCACATGCAAAGAACAATCATTCTTAAACCACAATCCATTATGCAATACAAGTCTATGATAGGCGTAGTATTGTACAATGAAGATGACACACTAACATTTAGTACTGGTCATAAAGTATATCGTATCAAAGAAAAAGACTTAACGCATCCATTAAATGATCTAATAGAAAAGACGTTTAATCGTAATGATGAGCTTAAGCACTTGGCTATTGAACATGATATAATAGAAATTCAAGAAAGAGATAGTATAGAAACCTATCTATCATACGTAAAGACTTATAATTAAATCCACTTAAATAAACCATCATGAAAAAAACATTAAAGTACCTCGTCAAACTTCTATTCGTAATAATACTACCAGTAGTTGTATCAGTATCCAGTATCTATTTAGTTATAACCAATTGGGAACATACACCTGTTATGGTTATAGTTGCATTGGGTATACTTACATTTCTAACTCTATTCAATGCTTTCTTTTACAGTGCAGTATTAAGTAACACTAAGTTGTTACCTGCTATAACATTTGAAACCGGTCTAGTAATAGGTTTTTGTATCGCTTATGATAGAAATGCTATGAAACCAACAGTTCTAATTGCGGTACCTTTCTTAATTATAGAAATACAGCCAAGAAGAAAATAAAAAGTGCCACCACAGACACCCTAACAACACCAGTAATAATATACTATAATAATACTAGGTAGTTAGGCTAAGAAATTATGGTTAAGTAAGTGGTAACCAAAGACAGATTTGAGTGGTTAGTAATGGTCTAATACATTACACCACTCTATCTCGTCTTACTATTAATTTGTAAATCTAATTAAATGAAAACAAAAACTTATACAATAGCTCAAGACTCAATTAAAGACGTTTTAAGCACCTTGGTTGATGCAAAAGGTCTAGGAACAGAAAAGAATAGTAAACACATCACAGACTTATTAATATCGCTTCCTGAGCATTCTGTAAGTGCATTAATAACTCTTGTGTTAGCAAAGAAAGAACGTAAGCCATTCAAAATTGGTGATCATGTAACTTTTAAACCATCATCATACTCATCTCACTATGATAGAGATGTTATGATAGATAAAAAACTAATGACTGAAGACGGTTATGTCTATGGTATTGTTGATCAAGATGGTTCATGGAGTACTGATGGGGAATTTAATCCTTACTTCGGTACCATGAAGATACAAGTTTATGTATGGACTGATGATACTGTAGCTACTCAAGAAGAAACAGTTAGTACCTTTGATTTAAAAGCTATTGATAAATCAGATCTACCAAAGTTTAATGATAAAAGTCATTTAGAATTCTTTGAAGAGATCATAGAAGATCCTAACCAAACTAACTTAGAAATTTAAACTTAAATATTATGGCAAAGATAAGCATGGAGCTATTAACGCGTGAGTATAAAGATTATTTAAAGATAAAGAAATCTATAGATAGGACACCTAATGGTAAAATGAACTACTTCGGTAAGAATATAAATATCAAATATCATTTTAATGATGATGTATTGGCTGAAGAAGAAGATCATAACCAGGCGCTGTTAATAATTATTAAAAAGCATCTTGATACAACAACCTGATAAATATAGGTTTGGTATTGTCTCACGTGACATTATACTTGCTCCTAACATTACATTGCAAGCCAAAGCATTATATTCTGCATTAGCTTGTTATGCAAACAAAGAGAGAACTTGTTTTCCTTCAATATCAACACTGTCTAATGACTTAAATGTTAGTGAAAGAACTATCAAAAGGTTGATTAAAGAACTAAAAACAAAGGATCTCATCAAGAGAATAGGTAGAAAATTGCTAATTAAATGAAACGTTAGCTATATATATGCTTATTAAATTATGTATTTAAGCAAATCATTTATCTATTAAACCAGTTGGGAATGTATTTTTAATTATTTTTGTTAGACTTACTAACATAATAAAATGATAATACAGTTACCCAATGGCAGAATAGTTGAGTGTTCTCTAGAACAATATTTATCTCTTACAGATCAAGAGGTAAATGATCTTAACGGCTTAAGTACTTCATATACCAAAGAAGTGGGTGATCCATTTTACAATAAGTTTTCAGGAAAGTCTCGTATGGAAATAGATCCAGAGATAATAGACTCAGTTCAAGAATATGAACCAGGTCTTGATGAAATAGAAGCTTATGAAAAACTGGAAGACCCGTATTTTCACTCGGATGATGTCTAATAGATAGACACTCCAATCATTTATTAATTTCAAAAACAATTTATTATGCAAAGTAAAGTAAACATCCTTGCGGATGACATGGGAAATGTTGTACGCCAATCTAGCTCAAATCCAGAATTCGGTCATGTAAGACTGCAACAAACCAGAGTAACATTTGGTAATGGAGGTTGGGTTAAAAAATCAAACATCAGTACATTATTACACGGTAAACTAGAAGACCTAAAAGAATTAGGACTTGATACTATGGATTCATTACCAGGTAAAATTGTTATTAAAGAATCTTTAGAGCCATTTAGTAAAAATGACCCTGATAGAGACTACAAAAAAGCTGGCGAAACAGGCATCATATGTGCTGTTGACGGACAACCTATTTATAGGAAAACATTCTTTGTAGCAGATGCTACAGCAGAGGATGTCTTAATTGCACATAACAATGGTCAAGCCATTAAAGATGCAAATAGTTCTGAAACAAACAATGCAGTAGATAATAATACATCTGCAGCTGAAGCATTTGGCTTTGAAGATCCAGAGAAAGAATCAGATGACAATACAGAAGTTGTTGCTGAAGAAGTAGTAGAAGAAGAAGTTCTTGAAGAAGAAACTTTTGAACTATAACTAAAATTCTAAAGAATGCTTGAGGTTTCCCTATAGGGAATTAATTACTGATGGGTACATGCAGTAGCCTCTCTCATTTTTATATCTAACACTAATCTTTAAACTTATAAAACCACATGCCATATGCTATCTCAAGAACAAGTCACCCAATTACAACAAAAAGAAAGTCAGAACTTATTGTCTCAACGACTGCAACGTTACCACTATTATGGAATATTGGAAGAATACCAATTACACCCAACCTCAATAATTAATTCGTTTGAATATAAAAAGTTAAATCCTTATCAGCATTTCTTATTTAAGAGAGTGCTACACGGCCTTAATGTTTATACTAAAGATGAAGTTGCTAAGTTACACTGGGATAAAAAGAGAAGAATATCTAAAGTCTGGAAAAGATCCCAAAGAGAAATCAATGCGTGGAAGCAAACTATAACTAATAAAAGGGTTAATGGATTCTTTGCAAGAACCTTTACAGGTCCTGCTATGGAGTTTATTATATCAGTTCCATGTGATGAGATATTAGAAGACTATCATAATAAGTTAACTTTTAAAGAGTTAAACATAGATTATGAAGACGTAATACTATTATTTATGTCTAAAGGTTTATTACCTAAAAATTATTTGACGTTAAAACCTAATAGTAATCAACAAGCTTTAAAAGCATGATTGAGCAAAAAAGAAAGCTATGTAACAATTGCAATACTGAGCAGTTCATTTGGAAAAATGATAAAGGCAGCCGGTATTGCAAAAGTTGCTGGTATAAAGCAAAGCAGACTACTAAACCGCTGGCTAGAAAGCGCATTAACCCTAAGTCTAAAAAGATGCAGGTGTTAGACTTAGCTTATTCAAAGCTAAGACGTAAGTTTATGGAAGAAAATCCTATGTGTGAGGCTGCATTACATTGTTGTAATGGAGGAGCAACTGATGTTCATCATAAAAAAGGACGCGGGCAATACCATTTAGTAGTTAGTACTTGGCTATCAGTATGTAGGCCATGTCATAATTATATAGAAGAACATCCTGATGAAGCAATTGAACTTGGTTACTCAGAAAAAAGAATTTAATCATGAAACAATATCAAAAAGATAAACTGCTAAAAATAGTGGTTTGGACAGCAATTCTAACAATAACGATAATTATATGGCAGCAAATATTAATACGTCTATTTCTAATAGAAGCATAATACAAAATGAAGCATTAGAAATAGCTAAAGCTAATAAAAGATGTGGTTTAGGTATATCTATGGGTGTAGGTAAAACAAGAATTGCAATACAGCACCTTCAGTATTCTTATAATCCTTTAATAGAGGCTTTAGTTGTTATACCCAAACATTCAGTAGCGCAAGCCTGGATAGATGAGTTAGAAAAGTTAAACTTGCAAGATTTAGTTAAACATATAACGTTTACTACATATTTATCATTAAAGAAACACAATCCAAATAACTATGATATAGTCTATTTAGATGAGTGTCACAGTTTATTAGAAAGTCATGAAGTATTCTTATCTAATTTTAAAGGTAAGATATTGGGATTAACAGGTACACCACCTAAAGATGATTTCTCTAGTAAAGCAATAATGGTAAATAAATATTGTCCTATCAAGTATAAATTTACTGTAGATCAAGCAACAGACTCAAACATCTTAAATAATTATAGAATAATAGTTCATCAGTTACAGCTATCCAAGCAACCAACCTTAAAGAAAACTAAAAAGAATGGTGGGTACTGGTATACTACTGAACTAAAAGATTACAATTATGTAAGCTCAAGAGTAGCAGAAGCACAATCACCTAAACAAAAACAGTTTGCTGCTATTATGAGGATGAGAGCACTGATGGAATATAATACTAAAGAACTATATGTTAAGTCATTAACTACTAAACTAAAGTCTAAATGTATTATATTTGCAAATACCCAAAAACAAGCAGATAAGTTATGCAAGCATAGTTATCACTCTGGAAATAAACTATCAGAAGATAATTTAGAGTTATTTTCAGATGGTAGAATAGACCAGTTGTCATGTGTCTTGCAATTATCAGAAGGTGTAAGTATACCTAATTTAAAAGAAGGTATTATTATGCATGCATACGGTAATGAAAGAAAGTCCTCACAGAGGATTGGAAGGCTTTTAAGGTTAAACCCTTCAGATACTGCAACATGTCATATACTATGCTATAGAGGCACACAGGATGAAGTCTGGGTAGATAAAGCTCTTAAAGACTTTGATGAAACAAAAATTAAATATTATAATCCTTTAAAAAATTAAAACTATGGAAACACTACTTGTAGTAATAGCAATCATTGCAGCAACATCTGTAATTGCAGGAATATTCGTCTATGGATATTACTTAGGCATTAAAGCAATAAAAACCGAACTTAATGAACTAACTGTTAGAGAAATGTTAGTTCATAAAAGAGAAAAGTTTAATTCTTTATAGCAATAAAAAAATGTGTAAACCAACCATCAAATGTAGTAGATGTGGAAAATTATTTTGTGGTGGATTTGACTATAGAATACATTTTGATATACATATGGAGGAGTGGTATAATACAGAAAATAAACAAGAATATATTAAAAAAACAACACAATGGGAAAAATGAAAGAATTATTTATAGCAAGACAAGAAGAGCTTGAGTATCAAGGATCACACGATGCAATGATACACAGCTTATCTAGAAAAGCAATAGAAGAATATATAAACGAAGGTGATACACCTTGTCCTAATTGTAACCAACCATCATTATTACGTAATGAAGTTAACGCTAAATGTCTAGAGTGTGCTCAAGAATTTACTTATGTTGGTTCAGCTCTAAGATTTTTATAATGTTAAGTTATGAATATGAGTACAACGGCACTCTATTAGAGATAGAATACACATATGATCCAGGAGAAGAAACTGTATGGACAGAATCTAACGGTGATCCTGGTACACCTGGTGTAGCAGCTTCAATAGAAATTTATACAATATGGGCTCTTCTTAAAGATAGAAATGGTAATAGTATAGATGTTAATGTTACAGACTTTATACACACTCACCATATAGAATCTAAAATACTTGAGACCCATGAATGAAAAAAGAATTAAGTGCATAAGCACCAGAACCTATATTTTTGTAGATGGGAAATGGATTAATGAAAGATCTAATATAGAATTAGATCCTCATGATCCAGATTACCGTGTACTGTGGAATATAAAACCAATATAATATGGCAAAGAAAGAAAAAAAGTTTAGACAGTATAGAAGTAACCAGGGTAGGTCTCCTGAAAAAATGGAAAAAGTATATAAAGGATGCTTTTGGGTATTATTAGGGGCTATGTTATTCGTAGTTGGTTATGCTGTATGCAATCTAGCATTTATTTATGAAAGATAATTTATTTATAAAAGCATCTATTAAAGATGGAGAATTACATTTTCCTATAAAAGCTGTAGGTACTAGGTTTAAGAAATTTTTAAATCAATTACCTGATGACTCTAGATTAGAAATATTTA